AACCCATGGGTAGTTGCAGGTGTTGCAGCATTAGCAGCAGCAGGAGCTCTTGCCCTTTTTAAAATTTATCATGACCTCTCTTTTTGGCTTCGTGAACACAATGGATCAGGTGATCCCCATACCCAAAAAAAATTCGTACGAGTAAAGTTATCCCATTGAAAGGATCTGATATCCAGTATGAACAGATGGAAACTCTGGCATATCGGGGCCTCGTTACAAAAATAGAAGATAACCATGTAATTCTTCAGTCTGAAGATTCACCATTTCATACTATTCATGGAGTATTTTTAGATCAGACAATTCTCATGATCCCCAAGCACTATCTCCGTGTGTTGGAAACAACGCTTGACAACCGGAATGCGAAGGTCAATATGATCACGAAATATGGAGCATCTGAGGCCTTTTCCATTCTCAGGGTAAGATCATTTAAGCTAAAAGATGACGATGTTGCATTCCTTGACATGTCAACAATCTTCAATACTTCACATCTTCATTTCAAAAAGCTCTCTAAGCGTATTGTAGCTGATGAGACAGGTATCAAATTTGATTCCTGGCGTAATAATTTTGCGCGTCTCTCTTTTACTAATTATAACATAGATGATCATGTATTGTGTGAAGTTGGTTCAGATTTGCATTTTCAGACCAACGTGCCTATTGCACAAGCAAATATGGATAAGGTTTATTTAGTACCAAGGAGAATTTCAGCATCATTGCCTTCGCGTTCAGGATTGTGTGGATCCCTTTTGATAGATACGTTTACTTGTAGAATCATTGGAATGCATTTAGCAGGAAATGGTACTACGAGTTCTTTTGTTATCTTGACACAGACATTATTTGATGTCGTTAAGAAACATTTTACGCCTAGACCAGTAGTTAGAGAAGAGATAGAGATTGAGAAGTCAGAAATTTATACTTTTGTACCTAATAAGACAGAGATAGTACCCTCTGTAATTTCGGGATTGATAACCGAACCGACAACAAAACCTGCTCATTTAAAGCCTTTTGTAAATGAACAGAATATAAGAATATCG